ATCAGCGGAGAGGAGGCTGTCAGCAAAGCCCTTCGCCACCGCGTCACTGCCGCCAATATAGGTTTCGCCGTCCATCATCTTGTTGACGGTCGAGGCATCAAGACCGCTACGCGCCTGATAGATATCGCTCATTGCTTTATCAAACGGCTCCATATCCGCAGCGATCTGCGCCAGGTCATGACGGTTGCCAGTTGCCCGCACCCAGGCGTTATGGATCATCAGAAACGCGCCTCGCCCGATCTGTACATCGTCACCGGCCATCGCGATAACCGACGCGGCAGATGCTGCCAGACCAAGCACTTTCACAGTGACTTTGCCCTCGTACTCGCGCAGCAGGTTGTAAATCGCCAGGCCCTCGAACATGTCGCCGCCGGGGCTGTTGATGTTAACCGTCACGTCAGCACCGCCGAGCGAGCGCAAGGCACCCGCAATGCGACTGGCTGTCACGCCCTCCCCCCAGAAATCGGCGCCGATCACGTCGAAGATAGAAATGCTGTTGTCTCCGTCCTGGGCGGCGCGGATGCCGCCGTTCCAGCGCTCCATTGCCGCAGCGGGCAGATCAGGTTTTTCGCGCGCAAAAGGTCGCCCCTCCGGCGCAGCCGGAAGGCTTTTAATCGTCATGGATGCTCCTAAGCCGCTTTTTTCAGCGGTGACTGTTCGAAGGGAATATCGGGGAATACGTGGTTATGGACCTGCCGTAGCGCGAATGCCTGTGCGGCCTGGCTGTTCTGTTTCAGATCTTCGAGTGGCGTCAGGTTGAGCTGCACGGTGTAAATATCGCCGCCCTCGATAGGTGGCATATTCTCCAGGCGGCGCACATCGTTGCGGGACATCCAGCCGTTCTGCAGCGCACTGGTGTAGTACGCCGCACGGCCAGCGCTGTCGGCGCGCAGCAGTCCTTCTACTGAGAACTCGGCGAAGAGGTCCTCTTCACCGTTCAGCAGGCAGCGGGAGATCTCCTGCTCGATGTTCACCAGCAGCGGGCGCAGCGTATGGGTCAGGAACTGGAGATTCATTCCCTCGAGGCTTGATGCCCAACTGCTCTGTTTCGAGGTGTGGCCCACCATAAACGGCGGTACGCGGAACCAGCGGCAGATCTCCTCAATACTGAAGGAGCGTGATTCAAGCATCTGCGCCGCCTCGGGGTTCATGGTGACATTCTGGTATTTCAGCCCGCCCTCAAGAACCATAATTTTCCCGGCGTTTTTAGAGCCGGTGAAGGCCTGCATATATCCCCGAAGTCGTTCTCTTTGATCCTTATCAAGCGCAGCATCAGCAGAAAGAAAACCAGAGCTCTGCAGGCCATTTTCGAAGATCTTGGCGGCTGACTCTTCGACGGCCATCGCCGCGCCGATCACGTCCCGGCCCGTCATCATTGGCATCATGCCGCACACACCATCGAGGCCAAAGCCCCGGATGTGCATCAGGTTCTTCTCCAGGATAACGCGTTTCCTGCCGTCTTCGGTGTAAGTGTACTCAAGACGACCGGTGTCCAGCCGCTTTACTACCATGTTCTGGGGCAGCAGTGGCACCAGCGATACCAGCTTATTGCCGATAAACAGCTTCTCGACAAAGGCATTGCCGCGAAGGCAGATGCTGGCCACCACCATCAGCATAAATCGGGACGGCGTCATTTCCAGATTCGGACGGCGGCACAGCACCTGATAAACAGGATGATCCTGCGCCAGCTTGCGCGAGCCATCAGCCTGCCGGGTATAGATCTTGACGGGTAAAGTTGAAACCGACTCGCTCAGGAGTCGGACACAGGACCAGACCGCTGACAGCCGTATCGCTTTATCTGCCGTGACCACCTTGCCGCTGCTGCTCGTGCCGTACCACTCCTGCCAGAACGTTCCGGTGGTCAGGCTGATGGGCACGCCCAGCCAGTTGAGCAAGGCGCTTTTCACCTTTCCCGGCTGCTTACTTTTCTTCATCAGAAACCTACCATGATTGGATTATCAAAGAAGCCGCTCAGATCCTGAGCGTCATTACCGCCATTGACCAGCATCCGGCTTTTGGCCGTAAACAGTGCAACTGGTCCGTCAATTTTGTTTTCAGGCGTGGATTTGTTCGGGAAGATGTTGTCGTTTTTGTCCGGCTTAACAGTGACGTTCGACATCATCCACCGCATCACTGGGTTGTCGTCGTGGTGGAACTTGTTGCCGTAAATCTCTGCCTGCACCGATTTCATGGACTCAGAAAGGTTTTTGACCGTCTGCGCAACTTCCACCAGCGGCAAACCTTCCTCTGCAAGTGACAGGCTGAACTGAACAGCGCTCCAGGGATCGAAAGCAATCTCCTTGATATTCTCGCCTTTAACCCAATGCACAATGTCAGCTTTGATCATCCCGTGATCGATAACATCCCCGTCAGTCAGCTCAAGATACCCGGCGTCGGCCCACTTCCTGTAAAGCTCGGCAATATGGGCAGGCGCTGTTTCCAGTCGCCCTTCCGGGATCCAGAAGCGTGGCTGCATGTGAGTTTCTCCAGCAGGATCGCGCCAGGCTTTCACCGCTGCGCAAATATCGATTTTGTTGGCGAGGTCGACGCCCACCCAAAGTGGCCACGCCTTACGCTCAGCTTCCGAAGCAATACCCGGCATTTTTGCCCAGCGGTCCATATCCATCCAGGCGCTCTCAGCTGTTACCCAGATGTTCAGGTGCTTGGTAAAGAAGTTCGGCCGCGCCGCGACCTGCTCTTTCGCCTTCTTGGCAAGGCGGCGCATATCGTCCCAGCGCTTACAGATACCGAGCCCGGGGTTAGCTTTTGGCCAGTTGGCCTCGTCAAACGGATCATCGCCTTCGTCGAGGGTATAAATCAGGGCAAAGTAGGTGTCATCCTCCACCACGCCGCGCAGCACCTTGATGGCGTAATCCCGCTGCTCGTAACAGATACCCTCTTTATTGGTACCCGCAGTCGTTATTGCGAAAAGCAGGGACTGAAGGCGCGCACCGGTTGCCGTTTCCAGAACGTCCCATACATCACGGGTACGGTGAGCGTGCAGCTCGTCGACAATACCGCAATGAATATTCAGACCATCGAGGTTATTCGCATCGCTGGAGAGCGGTTCAAACTTAGAGGCCGAGCGCTCCTGGTGAATGTTGAGCTTAACGTGACCAAAAAGACGCCCCAGCGTGCGGGGGGCTTTCTTGATCATGTTCTTGGCATCATCAAAAACAATCCGCGCCTGGTCGCGGGTCGTCGCAGCTGAGTAAACCTCAGCGCCACCCTCGCCATCGGCACCGGTCATGTACAAACCAATACCAGACGAAAGTGTGGACTTGGCGTTTTTACGCGCCACCTCGTCATAAGCCGTGCGAAAGCGACGCACCATGACAGTGTCACCATCTTCATCAATCACCGCCAGGCCTGTCATCTCATCAATCAGCGGGACGACAAAACCAAAAATGTTTATGAGGATGAAAACATGCCAGGCCATCAACTTGATCGGCTTGCCTGCCAGTGCCCCTTTCACATGGGGAACGAAATTATAAAAATCGAGGATGTGCTGGGCGCGTTCCTCACTGAAGTAGACGCCGCGATCAGGCCCATGCTCTAAATCATTAAGGAACCGCTGGCACGCCAGGCGTACCAGTTCGCCAGCAACAATCTCGCCAGACAGCACGCTCTCGGCGTACTGAATACCTTCCGAAACCGTTGCCATTCATCATTTGCGCTTTTTGAGAAATTCTTCCAGTGGATCGGCCTCAGCCGGGCCTTTTGCGCCAACCTTGGAGCGGCTGGCCGGGGTCATGCCAAATTCACCGAGCATCGCCCGAATCCGCTTCCAGGCATCGGACTTCATGACGGCTGCCGGGTGAGCCTTAACAATATCTTCACCAGTAGCAGATACTGTTTTATAGGTGTAACCCTCTTCAGCCAGAACATCGCAGTGCTGCCGGTATTCGGTGTAAGCCTCGATCAGCAGTTCAAGCGCCTTGCCGTCAAGCGTGGTCATCACTCCGACGGCATCAAGCTCTTCACCAATCCGCTTAAACCAGTATTTCCCCATCTTGTCGAAATGCTTAGGTACTGGGGGTACCCCAGAAGCGGGTTTTGGCTCAGCTTTGTTGATGGTTCTTTTTGATGGGTTCCCCTTCACCAAAGCCAGATGTGTCGGGGTTTTCGGTGGTCCAGGCATAATCGAAAACTCCTATTAATCGATGGTTAGGGCACCCCAAAAAAAGTTTTCTAACCTGCGGCGGTGTGAAAAAAGGTTAGGCGGCGGTCCTTTGGGGCATATGCCCTGAAGTTTTCACCCGCCCTATCCCCTTGGCCACATGTCAGGGTGGCATTCATGATCCCTGATGCGGCGTACGTGCGTATGTGTAATGTCATAGCGCTTTGCAACATCGACCAGTTTCATTCCAGACTTCGCGTCTCGCTCAATGTTCATGATGGTCGCTGGTGCTAACTTTGTGGCCGAGGCGCCCTGCCCTCTTCTGAGGCATACAGCCGTGCCGTGGTTAAGACTATCGGCGGCGTTCTCGCTGGGTGTTCCCCATGCAAGATTTGACCTGTTGTTATTTAACCGGTTGCCATCAAGATGAC